CCCTATCTGTTTCAGCAGCTCAAACTACCATTACATCTGTCAAACACAATTCACTTGTGATTGGTGGTAATTCACAAAACAACACAATTGATTTTGGAACCGATGATGTAATTTTATTCGATACTGATAATACAGAAAGAATGAGAGTGGACGCCGCAGGTGTAGATGTAACTGGAGCACTTACTGTATCAACAAATGCTACAATTGGTGGTAACCTTACTGTACAAGGTACAACCACAACACTTGAAACAACAAATACTATAATTACAGACCAATTATTATTTGTAAACTCTGGTTCAGCAGCTTCAAATACTGATGGTGGTATTGTGGTACAAAGTGGTTCGGCAGTAGATAGTGGTTCTGCAATCTATCATGATATAACTGATGAAAGATGGGCAGTCGCTAAAAATGTGGCAAGTAATGCAACAGCAATTACACCATTACAATATGTTCTTAGTACAACTTTATCAACATCCACACCAGGTGTAAACGATGGTGAATATGGTGTTGGTGAATTTTGGATTGATACCAACTCGTCCGATGGGGCAGGAAATGGAATCATCTATATTAGAACGGCTTAATGAAATTTGAAACAATTAATAAAAAGGTTACTTATGCCATTACATAGTAAAGGTGGTGTTAAAGAGACTACACCAAAAAAACAAGTCGTAGATAGTGACGATAAGATTCGTTTATCTAAAGGAGAAATTGAATTTATTTTGAATTTAATTCACGATGGAATGATTCCAGGTAAAAAATTAATGGAAGCAGTTGGTGTTGTGGAAAAACTACAAAATACTTACAAGAAATTAATGTAACACTTATAGGCCTAATGTTTGGCGACATTGGGAAGTGGGCTCAAATGAGTAACCAACCGTAAGAGGATAAATATATGCCAAGTTGGAAGAAAGTCATCACAAGTGGGTCAGATGCTCACTTAAAAACAATAAATACTGATGGAAATATAAGTGGTTCATCAGTTTCCACAGGTTCTTTTGGTAGAGTAGAAACTTCTACCATTTCAGGTCTTAGTCCCTTAATCATAGAATCAGATAACGTTAATGTAGATTCAGATGGTTCAGTTAGTGGTTCATCAACCTCAACTGGTTCGTTTGGTACAATTAGAACTGGTGCAAATGTCGGAGATGTACATGGTGGTATAGCATTTGGAGATGGCGATACGGGTTTTTACGAAAGTTCTGATGATGTATTGAATGTATTAGTTAATGGAATTGGAGCTTGGAAGTTTATATCAAATGATACTTTCGTAAGCACTGGTACAAATAAAGTAAAACTGAGTGCTGATAATGGATTAACCACACCAACACTTATACCGAATAGTGGTGATGCCGATACTGGATATAGTGCAGATGGTTCTGATATGTTGTCATTAATAGCTGGTGGAGTTTCAGCATTACAAGTGACATCTACAAAGATAAGTGGTTCATCAACCTCAACTGGTTCGTTTGGTAAAGTAGAAGCAACAACATTAAAAGGAACTTTAGAAACTGCTGCTCAAGGGAACGTTACATCATTAGGAACATTGACTACATTAACAGTAGATGATATTACTTTAAATGGTTCTACTATATCTGATGGTGGTGATTTAACTATGGATATCGGTGGAGATTTAGTTATTGATGTTGATGGAACTGATATTATATTAAAAGATGGTGGAACTGCATTTGGTAGATTTAAAAGAGATTCTTCAGATTTTATTATTAAATCAGAAGCAAATAATGAAGATATAATACTTAGAGGACAAGATGGTGGTTCAACCATAGATGCTCTTCTCTTAGATATGTCTGAAGCAGGGAGTGCACTTTTTAATAGTGATATAAGTGGTTCTACGATTAGAGCAAGTGGTGATATCATAGCATTTAATTCTTCCGATGAAAGGTTAAAAGACAATGTAGAACCAATAAAATTTCCTTTGGATAAATTAGGAAAGATTGGTGGATACACGTTTGATTGGAATGATAAACAACAAATATATCATGGACACGATGTTGGAGTTCTTGCACAAGAGATAGAAGAAGTTTTACCTGAGGCAGTAAAGGACAGAGGTAGTGGATACAAAGGTGTTCAGTATGATAAGATTATACCACTATTGATTGAGGGTATAAAAGAATTAAAAGAAAAAGTCAAACACATAGAAGAAAATTGTGATTGTTTGAAAAAATAGTTTTATATTTATTTATTTAAAAGTTATAACAATAAGGAGTTAATAACATGGCAGATGTCAAAGAAATCAAATTCGATGACGGTGAAATGGATGAGTTACAAGAATTACAAAGTAACTACCAGCAAAAACAACTTGAATTTGGACAAATAAAAGTACAAAAGATTCTTTTGGAACAGCAAGTAGATGCTCTCGATACAAGAGAACAAGAACTACAGACTGAATATGAGGGATTACAGAAAAAAGAAAGAGATTTGGTACAAAAATATATTGACAAATACGGGCCTGGTAATTTAGACCCAAATACTGGTATATTTACACCTACATCTTAAATAAAAAACTTCCAAAAATGAATTTTGGGATTTTTATTTGATATTTATATTCAACTTAAAAACACTTCTCACATAATAAACCCTTAAAGGAGAAAATAACATGGCAGAACGTATCGTATCGCCAGGTGTATTTACTCGTGAAAGAGACTTATCGTTTTTACCAGTCGGTGTAGGAGCCATTGGTGCAGCAATAATCGGGCCAACATCAAAAGGGCCTGCTTTTGTACCAACACTACTTAATTCTTTTACAGAATTTGAAACCGAGTTTGGTGCAGCAGACGATAAATTTTATACACCTTTAACAATACAAAAGTACTTCCAAGGAGGTGCTGGTGCTGTAACTGTTGTGCGTGTTCTTGGAATAGGTGGATACACCAATGACTATATAGCTCTTGGTGTCTCAGGTTCAAATGGAAATCAATACACATTAGCAATATTAAAACCATCACGTGGTGGAGTAGAGGGAACTCAAACTTTACAAGGTAGTGCAAGTTTATCTGGTAGTAATGCTGGAGACAATACTTGGTCTAATACTAACTTGGAAATAACTTCATCCACACATGGTGCTCAAGTGATTAATTTCTCATTTGATTCAGGTAGTTCAAACTTCATTGAAGATGTATTTGGCTCTGTTAATAATGCTCAAGCACAGACTCTTGCTAATGGTGCTGGTACTCCAGTATACATATACAAGAGCTATGCTAGAACCATGAGAGATACTGATTTACTTGATGGTTCAGGTTCATTCGCATCTACAGGAGAGGACAACTTTTCACAAGACTATGCACAGGCTGCAACACCTTTCATCACTTCACAGAAGATTAGTGGTGGAACAGCTAATTTATTTAAAGTCAAAACACGTTCACATGGAACGAATGTAAACGATGACTTCAAGATTCAAATCTCTAATATTAAACCAGCAGCTGATGTACCTGGTAGTGATTACGGAACGTTCTCTTTGAATGTTTTGGTAAACAATCCAGACCAAAACAATGATGGTGACCTTATTGAAGGATTTAATAACTTGAGTCTTGATTCTGATGCACCAAATTACTTTGTAAAAGAAATTGGTGACCAAGATATTACAATCGATTCCAACGGTAAATTGACTGTAAATGGAGATTATCCAAATAAATCAAAGAACATATATATCTCAAACATTAACAACGGAATACTTGAACGTTCGTTATCACCTGAGTTAGTTCCTTTTGGATTTGGAAAAGTATCATTACCTAACGCTAACGTTGATAATGTACCTACTGCTTCATTTAAATCTGGTCAGTTAGATGCAAGGAATGAGTTTGATTCTGGTAAAGCATATGGATTTGACTTTTCACACGATGATAGTAAAGAATACTTAGCACCAATTCCAACAGGCGGTGGAAGTGGTAATAACGTGACTATGTCGTTAGGTGATTTCTTTGGACATGCAGATGCATCCTCATTAGGTGCTACTTTTGCAAATGGTTCAACATTAATTTCTTTGACTAATTCACATATTCAACAAAGAAAATTTAATGTACCATTACAAGGTGGATTTGATGGAGATAATCCAGCAGTACCAAAAAAACTTGGTAGTGACATATCAGCAACAAACCAACAAGGATTTGATTGTTCTTCGAACACTGCTAGTGGTTCAGTAGCTTACAAAAGAGCTATAAATGCTATTAGTAATCCTGATGAGTTTGATGTCAACTTAGTGGTCACACCTGGTATTATTTATGAATATCATCCACAAGTAGGAAATCATGCTATTTCCAAAGTAGAGGCAAGAGGTGATTGTTTTTACATCACCAATGGTTCAAGAGTAGCAAGAACTGTAGATAATGCAGTACTTGATATTAAGAGTTTGGATACAAACTATGCGGCAGTCTACTATCCGTGGGTTAAGTTAACAGGAGCGAAAAAGTCACTTTTCGTACCACCTGATGTGGTAATTCCTGGTGTCTTAGCCAACAATGATAGTGTGGCAGCTGAGTGGTTTGCACCAGCTGGTTTAAATCGAGGTCTATTGACAGAACTTGGTGTAACGATGGCTCAAACAAGATTAACTCATAGTGAGAGAGATGACTTGTACGAGGGTAGAGTTAATCCAATAGCTTCATTCCCAGCTCAAGGTGTGGTTGTCTTCGGACAAAAAACACTTCAGTCCAAACCATCAGCTCTTGATAGAATCAATGTACGTAGATTATTAATTAATCTTAAGAAGTTCATTGCTTCATCTTCAAGATACTTGGTATTTGAACAGAATACAGCAGCTACAAGGAATAGATTCCTTAACATTGTTAATCCATTCTTAGAAAGTGTTCAGGCTAATAGTGGTCTGAGTGCATTCAAGGTAGTAATGGATGACTCTAACAACACACCAGATGTTGTTGATAGGAATCAGTTAGTTGGTCAGATATTTATCCAACCTACAAGAACCGCTGAGTTCATTGTGTTGGACTTCGTTGTCTTACCAACAGGAGCAGCATTTCCTGAATAAGTTTAACTTATAAAACGCTGACTTATAAGAAAGGCCCCACTTCGGTGGGGTTTTTCATTATATTAAAAACTTCAATAAAACTTCAACAAAAACTAAATTACGAATTTGATTATTTTTTTGGAAAATTGATATTTATATATGAATTGAATAAACTTTATTTGGAGAAACAAAATGCCTGATTTACTCGACCCGTCAGAAATAATGTTCACACCGTTTGAACCGAAAACTAAAAATCGGTACATCATGTATATCGAGGGGATACCAGCATATCTAATTAAAACTGCTACAAGGCCTACTATTAATTTTGAAACCATTGAATTAGACCATATTAATATAAAAAGATATATTAAAGGTAAAGGTGCATGGGAACCTATTGAGATTTCTCTATACGATCCTGTTGTTCCAAGTGGTGCTCAGGCAGTTATGGAATGGGTAAGACTATCACATGAGTCTGTTACTGGTAGAGACGGATATTCAGATTTTTATAAAAAGGACATTACTTTTAACGTATTGGGGCCAGTAGGTGATAAAGTTGAAGAATGGACATTGAAAGGTTCTTATATACAGAACGCTAATTTCAATGACTTAGATTGGGCTAATGCAACAGACCCAGCTGACATTACTTTGACAATACAATACGATTACGCAATATTACAATTCTAATTAAAAGACGGAGTAATTATGAGTTTTTTGAGAGAAATGCTTTCAAGTGATGCGAAAGTATCAAGTAAGAGATTTGTCGGTTTTGCCGCATTCTTTATGTTGATTTGTAGTTGGGGTGCAGACACCTTTACTGCATTTGAGGTAAAAGACAAAATCTTAGATTGTTTCATGTACATTTCAGTCGTTGGATTGGGTGTTACTGCAGCAGAGAAGTTTGGAAAAAAATAGTTCTATTAATCAGTTATAAACAATAGGAGTTAAACATGGCTGAATACCAATTTCCTACAGAGGAAGTTAGTCTGCCATCCAAAGGGTTACTTTATCCAAAAGATAGTCCTCTATCAAGTGGAAAAGTAGATATCAAATATATGACTGCCAAAGAAGAAGATATTTTGACATCACCTAACCTTATTAAAAAGGGAACGGTGATTGATAAATTACTTGAATCTGTTATTGTTACAGAGGGAGTCAAGATTGATGATTTATTGGTTGGAGACAAAAATGCAATTATGATTGCAACTCGTATTCTCGGATATGGGAAAGATTATAACGTAACGGTACTGGATCCAGATAGTGGAGAAGAGAATCCTGTCGTTGTAGACTTGACTAAACTTGGGGATAAGAAAATAGATAGTAAACAATATAAGGATGGTAACGAGTTTGAATTTGAATTACCAAACTCAAAACGTACATTAACGTTCAAACTACTAACACAAGCAGACGAAAGGGAAATTGACTCGGAGTTAGCTGGGTTAGCAAAAATATCCAAAGATACTGGTATTTTGCCAGAAACAACTACACGTTTAAAAAAGATGATATTATCAGTAGATGGAGATACTAAGAGAGGGACAATAAATAAATTTGTTGATAACGAATTTCTTAGCCTCGATAGTAAGGCTTTTAGAAAATACACTCAAAGTATCACACCTGATGTTAACTTAGTGTATGAGTATTTAAC